CAGCCAGTGATGGGCCAAGCGCTTCCTTGGGGAAAGTTATGGACAACTGCAAGCAGAGAGGAAGTTTCCCACAAGCCGCTGTAAGCGGCTATGGAAAACTTGAGATTTAATCTGAAAACCGGATCGACTCGGAACAAAATGACCGGTTCAATCTTCTCAAAAAGTTTATTCAAATAAACTTTTCGGCTCTTGCAGTTGCCCACAGCAAACCCCGGTCGCTACAGCCAGTGATGGGCCAAGCGCTTCCTTGGGGAAAGTTATGGACAACTGCAAGCAGAGAGGAAGTTTCCCACAAGCCGTGTAAACCGGCTGTGGAAAACTTAAGACCAACTTTGAAATCAGAGCCCGTTTGCAGTCTCCCTTTGAAAAAGCGAGACTGCCGGGCTAGGGGTTGAGGGGAGCGCTTAGCGTCCCCTCTAAAAACAAATTAAATTCAAAAAAGAACTAAGGGCAGGATCGCATTTTGGTGTCTAGTCTAAAGACCTAGACACCAAAATGCATCAGCACCTCGCTATTGCTCGGTCGAAAATTGAAAATTTTCGGCTGTCCTGCCCACCGCTGTCGCGGTCGAAACCTCCGGTTTCGGGGATCTTCAGAATCACTGAGTAATTAACTTTGATGTCTTCTCAGTTACGAAATCATTGACAGATTTCAAAACTAGTTTTTTCAACGCAGAGGTCAAGTGCCCTAATGTTTCAAAATCAGGCTGACCGTTATTCAAAGGTAGGGTTACAAAGTCATGCTTTATTTTTTGCGAACTAATGCTATTGCCCCAAGAGTACCTATGCCTCAAGCTCAGGTTGATACAAGTTGCCAACCCGAGCAGGATGTCCTTATGAGAGTATTTCTTTTCTTTAAGGTATAAGGCTAAGTTGTGACTGTCATTAGAGAAGAAATCTTTTTCTTGATACGAGACAACAAAAGTCTTTCCTCCAATAAAAACACAGTTTCCTCTATTTAAAAAGGAAGGATCATCGTAAGAAATAAAACTACTTACTCCATTGTTTTCTGCGCTTGCGCAAAGATAAGGAGTCGAGCCAGAGTTCTCCTTAATGTCTCTGGACAGAAGATTACTTGTATTTTTAATATTAAAAATGTCGGTAACTTTAAAGTTTTTAAATTCCTTTGTTTTTAAACTTGTAATTGCAAGAGTCTCTTCCTTCGTAAGGCAAAAATCAGGAGCCCCGGAAGCGGTAAGATAACTTTTCAAAACTTCTAAACGTTCGATTTCAAGTTGTTTCATAAATGAGTTTATGAAATCGAAATCAATTTTTCCTTCTTTTGAAAATGGCATTGAGACTTTGCTGTTGAGAAAAGTTTCATCTATGTGTCTTACAAGCACAGACAACAGTTTTCCTTTTTGATTGTTAAGCAATGTAGTGAAAAAAGGGATTGATTCCTTAGTTAGAGAAAACTGTGGGATGATCTTTCTAATAAATTGTCCTGCATACCAAGGTCGCTCACGGTAGAAAAAATCCATTTGCAGCAAACCTAGGCTCCAACATTTTGAAGGATTGAGATTTTGCTCCTGAACTTTGCCAGTACTCTGCAAAATACCATTGTTAAAGGAAGATCTCGTTACATAATCGAATTCGTCACCTTCGGACAATAGGTTTGTATTAAAACCTTTGGTCTTCTCAATCCTGAATAAATCAGAAAGTTTTACTTCTCCCCACTTTACCTCATCAATATTTTCGGAAAGTGGGGTAATTATTTTCCCAAGGAGTTTTCTCCTTCGGCTTGCCGTCTAATGAGCGAAGAAACTTCCCATGCGAGATAATCTGCGACGTTTTTTTTGAAATCCTCTAACTTAGGTCGAGAATCAATTGGAGCGGCTTGATTCCAGTCCGCTCCGTTTTTGGGATCAATCTTACCTTCGTAATATTCTTTTTCAGTAAGATAGTTCAACTTGTCTTTGCCAAACCTCACAAGTTGAACAACTTCCTCATACCTTTCTTTGGCGTGGCCGGTGTCTTTAAGATTGACGCTGGCTTTTTTACGGTTTGTCCGAGTGTATCCGTCGTTAGAAAAATCAATGAATTTAACAGTCTCATCAGCTTGATGAGGCTCATTGACGCGGAAAACATAGACGTAGGTTTGCACGTTTGATTTTCCGATAAACAAGTCAATTGGCATCTTGATGCTAGCCAATAGAGTATGTTTTTTTAAGATTCTGCGGTTGTAGTCAACTGCCTTACCGTTGCCGGACGATCCTTGAATAATAATGGCAGCGTACCCTTTTTCCATCATTCCCAAAGCCTTTTCTACGAAAATCATTCCGTTTCCGGCTGCGGAATAGGGAGGATTGAGTACAAAGGCACTGGCAGGAAATTTTTCAGTTACTTTACAGAAACCATATTTTCCGTCGAAATCGTGCAATGAATCCTTATTAAGAATGTTGGAGCTGCCGTCCCCCATAAGAATCATGTTGAGAATAGCTAACATATAAATACTTGGGAGCACCTCTAAACCGAGAAGTTGTTCGGCCCTAATAGTTGCTTCCTTTCGAGCCAGTTCTTCTGGGGAATTAATTTTGTTTTTTGCATCTATCAACATCTCGTTCATAGCTGCAACCAATAATCCGGCGGACCCAGTGGCAAAGTCCCAAACGTAGGAATTCATATCTACTCTGGCTAACTTAGCCAAAAGTTTTGCAACGTAAGAAGGTGTTAAAACGACATCATTTAATTTATCTTGTGAAAAACCCAGCCAACCGTACATTTCATTAAAGAGTTTGCCGGTAAAGTCGGTAGTCAAGCCTATTTTGTAATAACGGCCAAGGTCGTCAACAATTTTATTAAAGACTCTTTTAAGCTGAGTCTCACCGGCAGTGATTTTATTCAAGTTATCACTGGTTAAAGTGTTTTGAAGGGTTCTAACGATGAGGTCTCTTTTCGCATCCGGCAGCGCCTTTTCTGTTAAAAATGCCTTAATTTTTCTAAGAATAATTTCGCCGTCTGTATTACCGGGTTCCGGCGAGGATTTCAGATCTTCTTTTTCTAAAGGCTTTACTTTTCCGGGAACTCCAAGAGTGGCAATGATGGAGGAGGCAACGAGATAAACCCGGTCATTTTCAGACAAGTTTTTTTCGTTCTGATAAATGTCGTTGTTTAACTTTACTAAGCTGGCTTTAATTTCTTGTTCTTTTCGCTCTCTTAATTGCTCTAGTTGTTCAGCGCTGATATTTAAGGTTTTAACTTTCTCAATAAACTTGTCAAATTCAGGGGGGTAAGAATGATAGATCTGTGTACTCCCCGACTTTTTGTCCTACACCCAAATTATTTTTAGAGACGTAATAAACCGCAATTGAGTGTTTTAGTTTGCCCAACTCGTCTTTGAACCCCGTCATCCCAATAGCAATGATATCGGTGTAGCTCGTATGGTGGAGCAGAGCGTTTGCATAGTGGACAGCACCGTTTGCCGCAAAAGATTTGATATTTGAATAGTTTGGTTCATTCCGAGCTGTTAAGTTGTCAATGTTCCCGCAAGAGTCGAGTTTTTCAAGCTTACCCTTATAGCCTTTGTATTCGATAAGCACGGGCCAATAGTTGAGGTTTTTATCTTGTAGCAGCAGTTTTGCGTCAGGTCTATTGCCTCCTTTTCCACCGCTTTTGGATAAATATTCGTCAAGCGCCTTGTCGATTTCAGTGTTTAAAGGTTCTTGTTCAAGTTTGTAGTCTAAGTTATAAGATTTCATCCACCCGTTAGCCAGATCGGCAATAAGCGGTTCTACAGATCGAACTTTATTTTTGGTAACTGTTTTAGTCATGCGAAAAGGAAGATTTCATTTTTTAGTCAATGGTCCTAAGAAAAGACCGCCCCGTTACCATTCTAAAGAATTGTGTATTTGCTTTTCACTGCTATAGGAGCTGGGTACAAAACTTTCCCCATTCCTCCATCATATTCCTGCGTTCCAGCTCCATTTTGCTTCTGTCGTAAGCTCCCTTATAAGGATCATTACGTTCGTGCAACATGTTGAGATTTATGGCCTCTTTATCGAATCGTTTGTTATTCCCGAGCACGTCATCCTTTGCCCAAGTTTCAAAACAGCTGCGAGCTGTTGCGTGCTGAGTAGCGATACATTCCTTTCCAATTCTTTTTGATTTTTCCTTGTCGATCCAGCCGATTCCGTCCAGAAGTTTCTTTCTTGCGTGGGCTTTCCGAATGAGTTGATTCATAGCCATATCGGAATAGGGCCTTCCGTAGGAATTACAAAAAACATATGGACTTTCACTGAACCGAACTACGTTCTTGAGTAGCGTAACGGCTGCTTCGTTTAAGAAGATAGTCCGGGAACGTTTTGAGCCTTTAACCTTGTCATCCTCCGGCGGCACATTCCAGATTTTTTTCTCAATATCAATATCCGACCACTTGGCATTTCTAACGGGCTTAGATCTGGCAGCTAGATAAATCGAAAATAGAAGCATCTGGGCGGTTCTGCTTCTCAGAGTACTAACGTCTTTTACAAACTCAGGAATTTCGTGAAAATCTAACCCGGAATAATTTTCCTCTTCCTTTCTGTTTTTATTGTATGGCTCCATTAAGACCCCAAGAGCTCCGGAAAGATCAGCCGGGTTCTCGCGGTTTTTTCTGATTCGAAGAGCTATCGCCCATCGTAAAATAGCTCTAACGTCAGCGAGAATTTTTGAAGATGTAGAGGGACTCCTGTTCCAAACAGGGAGCAAAAGATCCTTAATATCTTCCGGTTCGATACTCTCGATTGCCTTTTCACCGATTTTTGGGAAAACATGGTTCGATAATCTGCTTAATGTATTAGCTTCTCCTTTGACATTGTTTTTCCAGAAATTATTGGTAGCTCTTTCTTTAATCCAATCAAGTGCACATTCTTTAAATGTCTTACGTTTAACTTCTACGGTGCATTCTTCCTTTCCAGCGGTCTTTTGTTCTTTTGGGTTTGTTCCTTTACGGAGCAGTTCAGAGAGCTCGATAGCTTTTTTTCTAGCATCCGAAAGAGTAACCGAGTCGGATGTGCCTATCTTGAAGAGATGTCTTTTCCCTTTCCATGAATAGCGGAAATAAAACTCTTTGCCGTATTTGGTGACACGCAATTGAAGGCCTCGACTTCCGGTAATTGAATAATATCCTTCCGCCGTTAGATTTTTGATTTCTAAGACCGTTGAAACTTGCATCCAAAAACTCCAAATTCAAAGTGGTCACTAAGAAGAAAAAACTCAAAATTTAGTGACCAGTTTAGTGACCATTTAGCTGCGGCTGCATGTGAACTCATGCGAACTTATACGAACAACGCTTGTTACAGTTGTTTCGCAACTTTCTGAATTTTAGAGGATTTTTGAACGCATACGAACTTATGCGAACTAATGAATGGCGGAGAGGGGGTCCTCTTGAGAATATTTAAGAACCTTCGAGAACTGAAGAGAACTAAAAAGAATTTTCAAGAATATTCAAATAGTTAAATTCGCTTTTATTTTATCCTCAAAAGGAATCTAAGAGAACTATCGAGAACCTAAGAGAATTTTTTCTAAAATTTCTGTGGTGTCTCTGTGGTGCTTTTTAGAGTTGAGGATATGAAAATAACAAGCAAGAACGTTTTTACAGTTGAGGACGGTAACCACACGGTGGCTCCGAACCTGATTCTAGTCGTGCGAGGCAATACGCGCCGCTTTGTTTTTAGATACTCTGAAAACGGGAAACGGACGGATAAGGCGCTCGGGCCAGCTCGTAAATTATCCCTCTCGAACGCGAAGGCCCTGGCAGATGAACTTCGATCTAAATTAGCGCTTGGCGAGGAAATCAAAACTAGGAGAGAACGGAAAGAGAAAGAAAACACACCGGATGTGCCAGTCTTCAAAACATATGCCATCGAGACTATTGACCGTCTTCAAGAGGTCAAGCGCTGGAGGAATAAGAAACACGCCCAGCAGTGGCGCAACACGATAGAGCAATACGCGTTCCCGTTTATCGGAGAAAAGCCGATAAATGAAATCACGCGAGAGGACGTATTAAATATATTGAAGCCTATCTGGCTGGAGAAGAACGAGACAGCTTCAAGAGTTCGAGGCCGTTTAGAGAACATCCTGGCTTATGCCGTTACCGACGGGATCTTGCCGTCTAATCCTGCCGCCTGGAGAGGAAATCTTGATAGGTATTTGGCGCCCCAGAGTAAGGTTAAGGTGGTCAAGCACTTCGAGGCTATGCCTTTCAGTGTTTTGCAAGATAAGGTTAGGTGTTTAATTCCAGCGAACAACCGGACTAGAAGGGTCATTTTATTTACGATCTTGACTGCCTCCAGAATCGGAGAATCGGTGCCAGCCCGCTGGGACGAAATTGACTTTAAAAACAGAGTGTGGAGTGTTCCTCCGGAACGGAGGAAAGATGGAAAGCCGTATCCTCACCGAGTACCCTTGAGCACTCAGGCGATTGAATTATTAAATTCGATTGAACGGCAGGGAGAGAAGATTTTTGACGCGCCAAACAGGAAAGCGGATAGCCGTTATTCCCTGACTGGGCTATTAAAAAGGATGACAGGGACCGATGCAACCATGCACGGTTTTAGGTCCACGTTCAGGGATTGGTGTGCAGAAAATGGTGTGCCAGAAATTTTGGCAGAGAAGAGCGTTATGCACCAAACTGGAAACGCCGTAGTCCAGGCATACCAGAGATCTGACCTCCTGGAGCAACGGCGTGAAGTAATGCAGAGATGGGCGGATGCGGTGTTTGAGAAAATTGAAGACTAGGCGCATTTGAGATTGGGCCTGGATTTCCACCAGTTCTCGACCTCTCGTTCAGACCAAAAGGGGCGCCGTTTAACATAGCGCCCCTTCGGGAAATAACCTTCTTTAATCCACTTGTCTATCGTCCTGGTGGTCACCTGCAGCCGCTCGGCGACTTGAATCTTATTTAGAAAGACCATTTTTTCCTCCCGCTTGTTCAATTCTTCCTATTTCTCGATGCAGTTTGTCCATGCAAATTTTGTCGAACTCCTTCTTGTCTTCCGGAGTGATTAGCATCTGGAATTGCTCGAGCATGATGTGGACATCGGCGCATTCTTCAATGACATGGTGCCAATGCTCCGGAGACGGTTTATCAAAGTAGGCGTCAAACGCTTCCTGCAATTCATCGACTTCTTCCGGCAATTTTTCGTACACCTGATGGTCATAGCCGTAGTGGTCCATAATCATGAGCAGGCAGGAGTAAAACTCCACGGCATTAGTTAGCTTCATTGTTTTCCTCCTGGAGCACTCTGTTTACCTGCTCCTTCAGTTTGTTCTTAAGCTCCATGCTTGCGCCAATCTCTTTGTTGTCACGTTTTTCCATACAGCAGGCGCGGTCCAGATAAAAATAAACGAGGCGGATCATCAGCAGCGCCTCGTCTTTTGTGATTTCAATTTTGCCCATCATTCATCCTTAAAGAAAACTAAAAAGAAACGGTTTGTTCCGGCTTTATTTGCAGCAGGCTTTTTGTCCCCGAACACAGGCTCACGTTCCAGTACGTAAAGGAGCTCGGCCAAAGAGACATCCTTATCAGCCCATTTAAAAATCAATGTCCCGTTAGGCTTGAGCACACGCCAGGCCTCTTTGAAAATCCGCTTCATGTCTTCATGCCAGGCCTTCTCCAGAACGCCGTAACTTTTGGCCATGTCCGACGTTTTGCCGCAGTTGATCAGGTGAGGAGGGTCGAGAATCACGAGATGGAACGAGTTATCGGGAAACTCGAGGTCCCTGGCGTCCATGATCTGATCCGGGTGAATCTCCAACTTTTTGTATTGCCGTGTCCAGTGTGTTTCATCGCGGATGTCCCCAAAGAGCACGGACTTATTGTTCTTGTCGAAATAGAACATTCTTGAGCCGCACATCGGATCGAGTATCGGTTTCATAATTGACTTCTCCATAAAAACAAAAACGCACTGATTTCTCAATGCGCTTTTGTTTGGCACCCTCGATTGAGAGTGCCGTATGGATTAAAAGGCTTATTTATTAACGACCTGCTGCATGGCCTCAGTTGCTTCCATTGAGGCCGCGCCTCTGCGCAGTGTTGCAAACGTAGTTTCAAAGGGTTTGCTCATTTATTTGCTCCATTAAAAAAGCCCTCCGAAGAGAGCGTCTGGTTAATATTCTTGCTCGTCATACATGCGCTGCATGAGTTGTTCGTGCGGAGATACGGTGATCAATTCTTCTATGTTGTATTTGTTTAGAAGATCAAGGACTTTTTGTTTGTGCTCGGGGAGGATTTCCCAGAAGTCTGTTAGTCCGTCTTTGAAGTAAACAATGTCTGAATAGACTTCGGCGTCTTCATCATTGCATTCTTCAATTCGATCAAAAAGACTTCCAGCACGGATCAGCTTGAATCCCCAAATCCCAAGCCCTGGAGCCTTTGGATATGAGCACTCGAGCACTGTGCCATCTGATAAAAGTATCCCTTTGTCCTGAGCTTTATAGGCTCCGATTTCATCGTAAATGTCACCTTCAAACTCAATCAGATCATCTGAAGATCCGTAGATTTTTGTTGCCATATTTTCTCCAAAAGAAAACCGCCCGGAGGCGGCTGTTAAATGTCAATTTTTTCCCATCTCATCAATTCGAGACCGGGAAAGGGAGCGTCAAAATCCATCGGATCACTGTTCGGTCCGCCAAAAACAAAGTCATCGTTCACATAAGTGAGGATTTCATAGAACTGCTCACCAGTTTCGGGATCATTTAAAAGAACGATTATTTGATCCAGTTCCTCAAACTGGTGATTTCTAGGATTATCAGTGTTTTCAAGTTCAAGTTTCATTTATTTTCTTCCGGTTGATAGGGTTCAGGAAGCTCTCTAAATGCAGTGACTGTGGGATTTTGTGGTTTCCATTCATTAGTGGCTTTATCAAAAAATGCTGTATCAACAACAGGGGTGGAACCTGCCTCACGCGTCACGAGATAACATCCAGAAAACCCAGGTTCAAATTCTGAGAGAGGGTTCCATTTATCTGGGTCGTAATCGGGAATTTCTTTAAAAAAACTTTTGTCTATCCGAATGGAAATACAATCATCTTCAAATGAAAAAAATATGCAGTCGAATGAGTCCATCATGTCACATCTGCATATTCGATCAATTTCCTCATCCGAAACGAACTGATTAATCTTTCGCTTTAATTCCGGATCTTTAATCTTCCACATCGTTTTTCTCCTACACACAGCCGCCACAGCAGCCGTGAGGTACATTCTCGTTAATCATTTTGAGGAGCTCGGTTTTGTGCTCCAGTAGCTCTGGATTCTTTTTTAATAGAGGTCCCGAGACATCCGTCCATGGACCCTCTTCAACATGCTCACTCCAGTGATCATCAAACCAAACATCACCGCCAGAGATCATGTCTACATAGCCTGCATATTGTTTGCCGTCTGCCTTAAATGTCAGCTTCCCCGCACACAGGTTTGGAAAGCAGCCGCTGTAATCGATGAATTCGAACTGCATATTGGCCTCAAAAGAGAAACCCCGCTTTCGCAGGGCCCATGTTTACTTCTTCATCGCTTCGTACTGTAAGAGCGCCTTCTTAACATCGCACCGTGCCTCTCTCAGGAGCTCCCAGAACGTTGTGCTGAAAGAGTCGAGAAGGAAGGTGAGAAGCTGCGGATCATCGATTAGATCCGGACGCATCGTCCACATCCGGTTCTGTCTTTTGTACAGCATTCCGACAGTCGTCCCGTTTAACTTCACGGTGTAGCATTCGTGGTCGTGCCACAGGAACTCAACCCTGCTCATGCGGAGACCTCCTGGGGAGCTTCAATGACTTCGCCTTCTTCAATGTCCTTGAAGTCATCGACTGAGACGGCATTGATGTCGATTACGTCGTTCGGGTCGATCTTTTCCCCGGCTTCTCGTTTCGCGTCAACATTAGCCACCTGCAGAGCCTCAATTGAAACAGGCAAATATTTGAACAACCTGCGGATAACGGTCTTTTTGGCCATCTCTTCAAAGTAGTTGTTCCAGATGTTTTTGGACTTCGCTTTTGCTTTGACGGCCTCAACCTCAGCTCTGCTCATAACCTCGAACTGGTAGCCGCCACCGCGCAGGGTCGCAACTGCGTATACAAAGGTGATCGGCTGTTTGTCGCGCCCGGCCTCCGGAGACGGAATATGATGGATGTCTGAATGAAGTCCAAGCTGATAATTAAAATCGTCACCTTCACGAACGGCATAAGCATTCAAAGACAAAACTTGTCCGGAACGACGGGCAAGGTCAATCATTCCGCGGTAGCCCAAAATCAACTGACATTCTTTACCGTACGGTACGAGGTACGCTTGACCCAGGGCCGAGCCGGGTTCTAATCCCAATTGAGCAGATTGCATCACAGCGCCCATAAACGACGCCTCGGTGGTGTTGAGAAGGGCAGGAGTTTTTCTAAGCTCTGTGGCAGCAATGCGAGCCAGGCGGTCTGCGTTCAAGTGTTTTGGAATAGCGAGCGCCAACTGTTTTTTGAACTGGTCTGATAAAACATGTTGGATAATTGCCGGCGCTTTCGTTTTTGGTTTGGCGACTGGTGCAGAGGGTGCGCCGACAGCGGCGGCGAGTTGGTCGGATGTGGACATAATTTAATTCCTATGAAAAAGCCCCTCGAACTGGAGGGGCTTTGGTTGATTAAGAGTTACGAGAAATAAGCCAGAGGCAAAAATAAAGCCCGCTTGTGCAGGCTTGGAGGAAATTTGGCTCGGTTGATTCGGCTCAACCGAGAAAGCCTTTTCTTGTTGCACTGTACTGTAGTGCTCGAAGCGAATATTACACAAAACCGCTCTTTTTATCAGTAGAAACCCTGCCCATTTTGTGTAGCCAGCAATCTAAAAGGTTACGCGCACACACGCATGACGCGAGTGGAGCTCTCTTTTAGATAGTCGTAGTAATCATCCAGGTGGTCTTCCCGGAAGGAATCCGAATCGAAACGTTTGGAGGTTTGAGTTTTGTAGGTGAGGACTTTCTTGCCGTCCAAAGTAAGAATCTCGTTGTCCTTCATGCTTATTGCAATCTTGGTTTTGAGTGCGTCCTGCTGCTTCTTGAGTTCCTTAATTTCACCAGCAATACGTGCATACTCACCATAATCAATAGCAAGCTCACCTTGAGCCTCCACAGCTTTTCCATTGCTTTTGCCATATAACTGAAGTACATCGTCAATGTTGATTGGGTCAGGCGGGATCTTCTTCAGAACGTTTTCGTTCCAGAAGCGGGAGCACTTTTCTTTGATGACTTGGAACACGTCCGGGCGGGCATCCACCCAGTACATCCGGAAGTCCGACCCTCCAATCAGAACCGCGAGATACATTCCTTTGAGCTTCAGAATGCCGCAATACCACTGAATTTGAGTTTCGTAGTAGAGCGGGATCACGTGCTCGGTTCTGAGGTTGTTCTGCTGGATCTCAAGCTCCTGGCTCGGGCCCCAGAGATCGGCGGTAAAAGCGTTTGCCGTCTTAGCCTCAAATGCGACATCCGTGTTAATAATGCGCTCGACGCCCGTGATGTCGGCATACTTCTCAATTTCTTCAACCTTCAGTAGCGGCCGAACTTTTTTGGCAATCTCCGGATTGATAATTGCCCGGTCGATGTTTGCAATCGCCCAAGGAGTTTCCGGATCGGCGAACTGGTGAGAAACCTTTTGAACTCTCTTGCCGGTGCGCAGCTGAAATTCTTTTGCGACCGTGTCTTCAAGTACGGTTCCCCAGTAAGCAGGCTCGGACATTCCCTTGTCCTCAGAGAGACCGAGTTTGTCGTTCCAAACGTCCAGCGGCGTCTTCCATGGATTTAGCCCAAGAACCGCTGCCACGTCCGATCCGCCGATGCCTGTGCGCCGACCTTCTAACCAGGCGGCTCTTTGTTCGTTAGTCATTTTTTCGGATTCCTATCAATAAAAAAATCTGTAAATAGTGCTGAAAAAGGGGTCTGCGGGAAGATTGGTGTTTTATCGTTTCGCAGGGCTAATTCTTCTTCGCGTCTTTTGCGATACCATTCTTTGCTCTGCGCAACCCTCTTTTCTTTGTTTTTTGCGTAGTACTCGCGCTTCAGTTCTCGGTTGCGCTGTTTTTTACGCTCTGCGTCAGTAATTACTGCCATTCGTTTTCCTTCAAAAATCCGTCAAACAAAGGCTCAATCTCAGGATGTCGTTCATCCTCACCAGCCTCAGCCAGTTGATTGATCCGCTCGTCACAGTAGCGAGGGATGTATTTCTCAAAGAAATTTTCAACCAGGCGCTCATAACGCTCCTGCCGTTTTTCCTCCTGCCAACTGAGTTGCCAGAGATCTCCGGGGCCGGGGCACGTTCTCGGAGTTACATGCATAGCAGCCACCGCTGAAAGGCATCGGCGCCCAGGACTAAGGTCAACGTACCGAAAAACAGGGCGAAGGCGATCAGAGCGCAGAGGAAACATGCGAGATCGTCCTCTAACAGATCATCAAATTTTTTATTCATGATTGCCTCCGATAGGCAAAAGGCTCCCCACCCGAGCTCCAAGGAGTTCAGTTTGTTTACCGCTCAGGCGGGGATTTAAGAAGAGAAGTTAAGAGTTACGAGAAACAAGTTGTCTCATTCGGCTGATGAACCACATCGGTTCATGCCAAACATCGTAGAAGCGGGAGGCGTCAGGGCGTCCCTGCCTGTAAGCTTCTTTTGAAGCCCACTGAATTTGCGGCTTGAACAAGTCATCGAAGTAGTAAATCAAAGACTTGATCGCCTGGAGCTCGTTGTCAGTGATGTAATGCTTGCTGACAGGAATTGCCGGAACAGCCGGAAGCGGCTCAGAACTCGAAGAACTAATCGTAAAGCTCGGATACTGAACGACGTAATTTTGTAGAGGAACTTCTCGCTCCTTTACATCAGGGACGTTGAAATCCGAAACCTTTAGAGCGTCAACGAATGCCAGCGCGGTCTCAAAATCTCTTTGAAGCAGGCAGGTGTAGCGCGGTATGCGGAAGCGTCTCTTGAGTGCTCGGTAAACAAAGCTGTAGTTTTTGTTTCCAAACAGGGCATGAGTTTTGCGCATCACACGGCTGGAGAGTTCGTACTGCTGCTCATTGGAGATTAATGCGTTGTCCTGCTCCTGAGCTGAATAACAACCTTGCTTTCGGATTGCCGGAAGAACCTCATTCGTGACCCAGCGTTTGAACTGTTTCGCTTTTGGAAGTTTCGAGCCGAAGATCAAGGCGTAAAGGCCGCTTTCGTTGACGCAGTTGACTAACTGCTTTCCGCCGTTGGTCTGAATTTCAACTTTACAAACATCTTCGGAATCACAGTGATCTAAAACTGCTTTTCTAGCAAGTTTGTATCCAAGAATAGAGCAAACCTGTTGTGCTATGAAAAGGGGGTTGAGAATATCTCCGAGGATAGTGATGGATGAATCCTCAAAAGAGAAGGCTAAGGTATTTGACATTATCTGTCTCCTGAACTCTGTTAAATACCTGCGCCACACGCCAATGTGGTGAGCAGGAACCTTCGGGTTGGCGTACCGTAGTTCAGGACACGGCGTATCTTTCGATACCCCGAAGGCCCTACTCGTTAGAGGTCTTAAAAGGGCGTTCCGTTTTGGAACTCCCTTGCAATCAGCCATAAAAAAACGCCTTTCGGCGACTGATCGCCTGAACTATACGGGACGCCAATCCCGTGTCCGTTTTTTGCGGACAAGATAAGTTTAGCGACTTTCATGGAGACTTGTAAAGGCCTTAATTTTTAACATCTGGATAGATGTCTCGGTCAATCGTTTGCCACACCAGATCAGAAATGAAATTCGACGCATACTCTTTAAAGAGCGCCTTGACTTCCTTCTGGGCCTCAGCAGTCGAAACAACGTGAGCCAAATCAAGCGTTATCTCTTTCTTTCCAGAGAGCAGGGCGGAAACAACAGCGCGCTCTGCATACGTGAGAGCATCAGTGAGACAAATTGCAGAACCTCGTTCTTTCAAAATGTCTTCAACAGCAACATCAAAAATCTGTTTTTGTTCATCTACTAACAGGTCCATTTTTCTCTCCTTAAAACAATGTAAAAAAGACCACATTCAAAAGCTCCCCTAAGCGCTGAACTGGAACTAACAGTTATTGGTAAAAGCCTGGGGAGCTTATGAAGATGGTCTGAAGAAGCCCCGTCTTTCCGGGGTGTCACTGGTTTTAAAGATCCAGGCTGGATTCGTTTTCCTCAAACGCTGGCCGGATATATTCGACCTGCGGAAGGAACTTAGTCAGAACCTCGGAAATTACTTCCTTGCAGATCTTGAGAGTTTCAAAACAATGATTGTTCTCTTTCTGCATCTCCATTGGCTTGACTGAGTTTTCCGCTGTCTGGTTAGGATATTTGTATTTGAAATCCTCAAACCAGATATTGAATAACTTGGCGTCACTGTCATAGCTGATCGAACCGATCATCACGGCATCGTAATAAACCAGCTTGGCCTTGAGACGTTCTTCATCCAGCCACTCCCGATCTTCCGGAAACTCGTGAACGAATTTCAATTTTTTGGGTTCAAATTTCATAATTAACCTTGTTTACAGGTAACAAAAAAGCCCGCCGAAGCGAGCTTTTGAGTTATTCGAAAATTTCTAACAGCTAGTTAGCCTTTGTGTGCAAAGTAGAGAATTGATCCAGCCATCACGCAGAACACAACCAAGGCCAGAATCATTGTTGCAATCCATACATTCATTTCAAGTACCTCTCTTCGAGATAAACCAAACACAAAGCCAGGAGGAAACATAAAAGTCCTGCCGGTATTCCAAGCCAATTGTCTTGAAACAAACCGATTGCCAACGCGCCCACGGATAAGTTCACAAGCCACGTCTTTGTGACGTTCGCATATGGCAGCAGTTTTTTAATATTCTCGACCACTCGGCACCTCCTTAACGCAATTATAACGGAGCATATTTTTTCCTTGCTATCGAAAAGTTTCAAATGGGTAAACAGCGAGAGGCAAGAAGTGCTCGTCTTTCCGAGCTGCCACCTCCGCGGGATAATTAATTTGTCAACACTCAATTAACCAATGGAGGAAAAGATGTTTGCTTATGAAACTTTGCTTGAAGCGTTGAAAGCACGAAAGGCAGTGTCTTTTATTTACCATGGACAGTATCGGGTTGTATCGCCATACATCCTTGGCAAAAACAAATTGATGGGCTTGCAGACTGAGGGAGGGAGCCTTTCCGGAGAGCCTCATTCTCTTAAGTACTTCGAGGTTCCTGAGATAACCAATGTCCGAATTCTTGAAGGAAAGTATGTACCTCCTCAGACCGCTCCACAATATAAAACTCTGGGAAGATTCGTGTCACCTGTTTGGGTGAACCCATAGCAACTTCCTGAGAGTTTTCTAGGCACCAGACTGCGTACTCAAGAGCTTTCAGACCTTCGTAGAACTCGCGTGCGGCTGTCTCGCCCTGAGGAGGAGCCGCATTGCTGAGCACCTTATATGTTTGCGAAAGGATGGAAATTTCTTTGTTCATTTAACAACTCAACTTATTGACTCTGCTAGCAGCGATTCAAATCTTGCAAAAATGACCTCTAGCTCGATGAGCGCTCGTCTTTTTGTCCGGAAACTCAGACCGAAAACGTTTGCCAATAACAAATCGTTTACCTTGTCTTGTTCTTTCATGAAGAATCCGGAAAAGCGCCAGTCATTAGGCTGCGGTCTAATTAAGCTGATGATGTTTTGACCCTTGTAATAAATCTCATAAGCTCTAGGGTTAATGCGCTTAACTTTTAAAAGCATTTTTTCTCTCCTGTAGAAAACAGAAGCGCCCTCCAAGTTAAAGATGGTTCGTCTTTTAGTGAGTGACAAAGAAGGCGCTTATGTTTGCGAACTGTCTTTGCTGGAACGGCCCCTAATCGCACCTGACGACTTTAACGTCACAATACTTTCAGCATTCTCTCTGCCGCATCCTTCTTTTCAGTCGGATTGCTTAGGCGCAATTCACTTGCCGCCTGGTTGCTCCCTGGCTTTTCGGTTTACTCAGCTTTAGGAGCTTTTCCTTCCTGACAATCTTCAGAAGGACTGTTAAAGAACGATTGATTGATGTATGTATATTAGCCCGTGGCTAAGCAAAAGTAAAGGCCATATAGCTAATATTTACATAGCTGGCGGCTAAGTATTTTCCATGCCTGTATTTTTTAGGCAACAAAAAAGCCGCTCTCGCGGCAAAAGAAAACCGCCCGAGGGCGGCTGCGGCTTAGAAGCAGATTATTTCTTTAGTTTTTTAACTTCGTTTAGGAATTTTTTAAAGTCTCTGCCTATCGGCTGAGTTTTGTTGAAAATTTCGTATTCTTTGTGAGCCTTTTCTTCAGCTTGCTTTTTAGAAACCTGTCCATTTCCCTCCAATACAGGAAGGTCATTGAATGCCAAGAACTTGTCTACAGACTGGCGCAGCTCGAGCATACTAAATTTCTTCTTGCGTTCAATCTGTCCTTCAATGTAATCAAAATAACTGTTGACGGAACGCTCTAATGACTTGAGCTCCTTTTCGTCCAAATAGTTTTTTGCAATTGTCGTATCTGATTTATTGACACGTCCTTCCGGACTGTTAGACCACGTTTTCAAACCCATGTGTGGCTTCGTGTGGTCTGCTCTTGCATGAATAATCTCGGCAGCGGTTTGATTGTTGATGGCAAAGTGGAAACGGTTCTGAACAGTTGCAAAAAAGCGTCTTGCTTCTAATGAATGGCTGTCGTAGTCGATGCTGCATTCCCTGAATATTTCAGTAACTTGAAGCCAGATCCGCTGTTCGCTTGCTCGGATGGAGCGAACTCGTTCCAGCAATTCTTGAAAGTAGTCTTTTCCAAGAACAGTCTTCGCTTGTTTTAGACGATCATCATCTAGGGCGAATCCTTTGATGATGTATTCTTTAAGAACTTGGGTTGCCCACTGGCGAAAATGAGTTGCTTGCTTACTGTTGACTCGGTAACCTACTGCAATGATAGCGTCTAAGTTGTAATACTTAACGGTTCTCGTTATTTGTCTTGCTCCTTCTGTTTGAACTACCGAGGATTCCTCGGTAGTTGAAATTGGATCAAGTTCTCCTTCATTAAAAATATTCTTCAAATGCAGAGAAATATTGTCAGTCGAACAATTAAAGAGTTCCGCCATTTGTTTCTGAGTGAGCCAAAGCGTTTCATTTTCAACCACTACAGCCACGACGGGGCCGTCATCAATATTTCCGTAGAGGACGATGTTCTTTTCTTTACTTGTGCTAAGAAGTTCTTTCATAACAATCAGTTTATTTTGATATGAGATCGGGAGCTGGAGATTATCTGACGTTTGTTTTGTTTCAAACGAGATTGCCAAAGGCAGTCATCTATAAAAATGATATTAGAACTCCACCCTAAAATTAGTTTTTTCTTTATCGAGAAGAATTTCTTTTGATCGCATATTGAATGTTAACGGCATATTATCACCCACTATGATAGAGATTGTTTCACAAGAATTGCCAATAGGAGAGAGAGCCTGTCCTTTAGCGTAAGAAAGTCTAAGTGCCATAGCTTCAAGTTCATTGACATTTAACCTTGGCTCTTTGCGGTTTTTCCACCAGAAGAATTCATGCTTATTAAGTATCTTCTCAAAAAGAAGATACTTAATAAGATCATATAAAGCGGCAGCCGTAACACCAGATAAAATACTATAAATCTCGGCAGATATATCTATGCTCCCGCGTTCTAGTCGGGCCGAAGTCGTCACCTTCACAGGTGAATTCACGTACCTTCTAAGATCATGTCCAGTTGAAGCAAAATAACCTGCAGAAATGAGAATTTTTGCGAAGCCTTGCAGTGATTTTCCTAAATTTAAAAGATCGATTGTATGGGGGCCATACCTCAGACCTTCAAAATGAATAACGACCTCTACGGCATTTTTCCCAAATCTCTTTTCTTTCATTGCTCATTTCCTTTTAGTCGTACCTTTTTAGGTTCAACGAATTAACCATACGTCCAAACACGATTACTCTGCTTTCAACCTCAGCAAGCCGAATTTCAAACGGGTCATACAGGCGATTGTCAGAAATAAAACGGAGACTGCCTGGCACACGTTGCACCCGTTTCAAATAAAGATCGTTATCAATGAGTACGCAGAAAACACCGTCACGCTTAGTAATCTCAGTATCAAACCTATCAATTACAACTAAGTCCCCATTCTTCAGAGTTGGCTCCATTGAATCCCCTGCGGCCGTGATGATTTCATATCCATTCTCGCGGATCTGATTGATGTTTTCTTTGAACCAAACACGTGAGACGCCCATGAGATCTACATAGGCCTCATCCTCATAATTTTGTACTCCTGAAGCACCGCAGCAAGCAGAAACATTCAGGCGCCGCAAATAGATCAAATCATCATCTTCCGGGAACGCCTCATTGCTATGGTCAGCATCCATCCAGCCGTAGCCTAATGACAACTTAGTTTCAATTTCACGGGCCATTGTGTCTCCCATGATGCGAGGCCGACCCGTACCGGAATGAACTGATCCCTTCCTTATCTGAGAGAGAGTTGCATCCTTTCTGTTTCGTCCCAATTGGGCATTCAAATTGGCGATTGACCCATAGCGCTCAATGAGGATATTCAGGTTTTCTCGTCTTATTTCAGTCGAAGTTTTCATAAATCTCTCCTTGAGAATAAATATAAGCCATTGGCTAAGTTGCTATTAGCCATATTGCCTGTTTATAATATTAGCCAATAGCTATGCAAATAGAGAATAACTATGAAACTTCACAAATGGCTAAAGAGCCAGCCAAGAGGAACCCTATCAAGGCTTGCTCGTTTTGTTGGCGTAAAAATTCCCAGTGCTCATAAGTGGGTAACTGAAAGGTCTTGTCCGAAACTTGCGCACTGCGAACGAATTTCCTTGTTCACGCAAGGAAAAGTTACATACAAAGATTTCATGTAACTAGGCGTCCTATGAGCTTCCTTCTGTCTTTCAAAGCGGCCAAATGCACACTTGGGAATTCCAGTGTTAAAGCGGTCCTCCGTTGTTTGTGTGATTACGCAAATGACGATGGATCAAACTGCCGCCCGTCCACTGAAACTATTGCACTCGAAACTGAGTGTGATAGGAGAACTGTTTTTAAAGCAGTTTCTTTCCTGGCTACAAACGGATGGATAAAGGTTTTTAGTAAAGGCAGAGGTGCTCGTAATTTTTACGCCATTAACGTTGAGAAAATCGAGGCCGTTTACCAGCGGTCAAAAGGAATTGTTGAGCAGGTCAAATTTGAAAGTGGTGACAAAAATGTCACCACAAGTGGTAGCAATAATGCAACCAGTAACAAAAATGACACCAGTAACAATAATGCACCTAGAGTGGTATCAATTTTGTCAGAAAGTGGTGACAAAAATGTCACACAACTCAGTCAGACTCAGTCAATACAGTCAGATAAACCTATAGAGCGTGCACCAAACTTTTCTTTAACGGCTCCAGAGAAGACAATTATTTCCAAAACGGAAACAGTTGAGAAAAAAACCAAGCGCCCGAAGAAGGAAAAGGTGCCATGTCCTTATAACGAGGATGCCCCAATTCCGGAAGAGTTTTTGAAGATCGCTCAGAAGCACAACATTCAAGACCCACAGCAGTTGTTTTCAAAGATGATCGCTTACTGCAAAGCCAATGGAAAACAGTACGCAGACTACAAAGCCGCATTCACCACATGGTGTCTGAATGAATCTAAGTGGCAGCAGCAGAAGCCGCCTAATCAAACCTCCAAGCCTTTTGCTTACGAACCGCCAGGCGGTTTCACGGATGAGTTCTACATGAAGGGATGCAAATTTGATAAAGCGGGGAATTTAATACTATGAACAATACGAAAGAACCTAGAACCCAAGGCGTTATCAATTCGATCTTAGGCGTGATGACCAAGCGGCAGAGAATCGTTAAATGTCCGGAACACGGTTATTACTTGGCTGATGAAATTTGGGTCGGAGAAGAGGTCAAGTCTCAAAGTCGTTGCCCACAGTGTGTAGAAAAACACCGTGAAGAATGGAAGGCCAAGGAGGAAGCATTCCGAAAGCAGCAGGAAGAGGACGAAATTAAACGCAGAATTGAGGCGACCAGAATCCCTTACGACTATCGAACCAAGGATTTTTCCACCTTCAATCCTGCAAACGAAACTCAGCAAAAGGCGCTTGCACTTGCTAAACGTTTCGTGAAAGGTTTTGAAAAGGCGTGGCAGGGCGGGTATGGCCTAATCTTTCTGGGCGCGTGCGGAACAGGAAAAACGCATCTTGCCTGCTCAATCATGATTGAGCTGATCCGCAAGCACAAAGGATTTTTTCCGAAGTACTACCGAGCGGCAGAGATTTTCTCAGGCGTAAGGGATACATACCGCAACGGCTCAAGCTCGTCTGAAGAAGAAGCGATCAATTTCTTCTCATATATACCGCTTTTGGTGATTGATGAAATTGGTGTTCAAAAAGGCTCGGACGCTGAACGCCGGATTTTGTTCTCTATTCTTGAGAACCGAATGACTGACAAATATCCCACGATCCTAATCAGCAACTTAAACGCAGAAACCCTATCTGATCTCATTGGGGAGCGCCTTTACGACCGAATCAAAGCAAAGTGTGTGCCGGCTCTTTTTATGGGCGAATCAATGCGTAAACAGGCTACAGCTGATCTTTTCGATTGAGGTGCGAGATGTCAGAGAGTGCATGGCAGTTGCTGATGATCATTTTGGCGCCGGTGGTCTTTGTGAATTTGGTGCTGTTCGGGCTACTGGTGAGGGCGGCGCTCCAGATCAACAAGGAAACCAAATTAACCGATCGGTTAAAAAGGAGAAGGCCATGACCGGGTGCTGTCTGTACTGCAAATTCGCCGAGAGCTACTGGATCGATCCAGCAGGAAATGTCCGGCGGCCGCCTAAGGCCTCCTTCGGAGACATGCATATCTGGTGCCATCAACCTGAGAAGGGCGCCGGAATCGAATGCTACCCGATCTCATTCACAAGGTGCTCGGTTTTTGAACGTGACACAGACGAGCGTATTGAACGCAGGAGAGCATTTTTCTCGCAATTCGATAGATACCGCGTCCACGCTGAGTTAATCGCTCAGAGACGCTAGACGGCTGTTTAAACAACATTCAACCAATGGAGAAACCAAATGAAAGGCTATGAAATTCTCATTCTGATATTCAACATCATCACATTTGCTGTAGCAGTTGGCGCACTCGGTTTTTTTATGGATCTGCGCCTGGAGGTTCGAGGTCTCAGGCTTGAAGTTGAAATCATGGAAGACGAAAAAGAGAAGCTCAAGGCTGAAATCGACTTTCTGAAAAAGAACAACGATTAAGGAACTGGCATGGAGATTAGAGGATGAATGAGAGATTTGTCAAAAACTTTGTTGTTGCGTTTGCAAAAACCGCCGCCTGGTTTTGTGGAATGGGTCTGTTTTGGTGGTTTTTGTTGAACCTTCTAGATTATTTCCTCGGTCCGAAGGTGGCGTTTACCGCATTTTTGATTATTGCTGGGATTGGTTTTTGTTCAATGCTGGCTTATCTCAAAGCAAAAACGGAGGGCTAGGCAGTAATGGCAATGATGAGATTTTCAAGCGCTGACGATCCTGCGCTGAAGGCTTTACAGGAGAAGACGAAAAAGGGACCGATAAGACTTAAGCGCCTCAAACTTCCGGCATTTAACGTCAAAACAAGAGGCGGTTATGCCAAAGGCCGAATGAAAGCCGGAGAGCTCAACGAGACGGAAAAGAGGTATCGGGATTTTCTAGAGTCTGAGCGTTTCCACGGAAGAATTCAGGCTTGGTGGTTTGAATCAATCAAACTCAAGATTGCGGATCATGTCTGCTGGTATTGTCCTGATTTTCTCGTGCTGACCAACGAGGGCTTTATGGAGCTTCATGAGGTCAAAGGATCTCCGAAGTTTTTTGCTGATGATGCCAAGGTTAAAACCAAGGCATGCGCAACGAACTATCCGTTTCGAATGCTGGTGGTATACCCGACGGAATCAGGAGGATGGAAGTATCAGGAGTTCTGACTAGTGGAGCAACTGAGTTTTTGGCCTTTGCCCGAGCCGCTTGCTAAAAAGGCTCGGAAAAGAACCGGTGCAATAAGGCACTATAAATCTTCCGTGCCTGTGCATTGGTTTTCTGTGTTGCGCGATTTGATTTATGCAGGGAGGTCTCTGCGGCATATTGCAAGACAAGTAAATTTAAGCCGTTCCCAAATAGCCAGAATGTACAACGAGGGAACTGAACCAAAATTTGAAGCGGGAGAAAGGCTGTTGTGTTTGTGGATGACAGTGACAGGTAAAACAGAGGCTGAGATACCAAGGAGATCAAAGTATGACTGGAAACGCTAAATTGACTCCTAAACAGAAAAGATTTGTGGAAGAGTACGTTATTGACTGCAATGCTACTCAAGCCGCTATTCGCGCGGGTTACAGCCCAAAGACCGCCTATTCAATTGGACAAGAGAACCTGAAAAAACCTGAAGTCATGAAAGCCATTGCCGAAAAGCAAAAAAAGGTTTCTGAGAGGACAGAATACGACGCGTTGGCTTGGCGCAAAGACATGCTTGAATACAAAAAAACGCTGGAACAAAAAGTACTTCTCGGTGACGACGAAGCGGCAGTGGAAACATTTACAGATCCAACAAACTTAATGAAGTGCATGGATATGCTTGGCAAACATTTAGGCGCCTACAACAAAGACGAAAGTGAAAAAGACGGGATTGAGAAGGTCGCGGAGGCCCTGATGCGCATGGGAGATTCTAAGTGAGTGTTACTGATATGCTGATTAAGCTGGCCCGCAGGTGTACCAATGATCCTCTTTTGTTCGTGGAAAAATCTTTTGACTGGGGGCATGGAGAACTTCATGGCTTGGCCGGCCCCCTAGCTTGGCAAAGAGATATTCTCGCTACAACGCGGGACGAACTCGCAAAAGGCGGAGAGTACGGTTCAGTCTTAAAGTCTGCTTTGCTGCGTATTGCAGTGGCTTCGGGACACGGTATTGGTAAAAGCTGCTTGGTTTCGTGGTTAATTTTGTGGGCAATGTGTACAGCAGCTGATACGCGCGGTGTAGTAACGGCTAATACGGATACCCAGCTCAGGACGAAAACATGGGCGGAATTATCCAAGTGGTACCGGCTTTGTTTCTTCCGCAGTTGGTTTACGTTGACAGCAACCAGTTTGCTCTCTAAACAGTCCGGCCATGAGAAGTCTTGGCGTATTGATGCGGTGCCGTGGAGTGAATCAAACCCTGAGGCCTTTGCGGGTTTGCACAACAAAGGAAGACGCCTTCTAATGGTATTTGATGAGGCCTCCGCAATTATCGATCAGATATGGGAAGTGGCAGAAGGTGCCATGACGGATAAGGATACTCAGATTCTCTGGTACTGTTTCGGGAACCCTACACGCTCGCAGGGAAGGTTCTTTGATTGTTTTAATCGCGAAAGAAGCCGCTGGATTACGAGGCAAATAGACTCACGGGATGTGGAGATCAGCAACAAAGATTTTATCTCTGATCTTCTTGAAAATTGGGGAGAGGATTCCGATTTCTTTAAAGTTCGTGTGAGGGGTGTTTTTCCGAGTGCGTCTGATGCTCAGTTCATTGGCAGGGATTTAGTGGATGCAGCCTACATCAGGGGCGGGAGTGGCCCTCGTTATGATCTTTGCGCGATGATAGGTGTGGACTTTGCGCGATTCGGGGACGACAGCACTGTGATTGCTACGAGGATCGGGCGGGACGCCACACTGCCCTTGAAGCGTTTTCACGGACTGCCGGGCAATGCAACGGTTGAAAGAGTACTGGATCATGTAATCGAGTTGGAACGCATGGGCTTTAGGAGCATTCACATCTTCGGAGATGACGGTGGATTAGGTCAGGCCTAACGCGCCGTATTAATAAAAAATCCGCATAGAACCCTTATAAATTTCTAATAATTCTATGAATTTATTA